CTCCGCCCCCACTTGCCAGCCCCCGGGCGCTCCCCCCGCGAGCACGCCCGCGAGGTCATGCACGTGCTTTCGGCTTCGTACTTTGGCAATTATCGTGTGAGCCTTGCTCGGGCCAAGGACACCGCTCGTGCCTTCGAGGAACGCCACCTCGGTGCGCTGCTTTCCGGCGACCGCGCCTTCGCGCAACGTGTCTCCTCTCTCATTGACGCCCCCCCGCCACACGTGCGCCGGAATGTTCGCATCGCCGGCCGACTCGGCATCCCGGGCTCCGGCAAGTCCTTCGTCTACACCGAAGCTCTCCGACGCCTACAGCTTTATTACCCAGACGAGGAGCTCTACACTGTGATCGTGGCGAATGGCACGCTCCGCAAGCAAGTCCTGCAGCGCCTCGGCTCCCCACCCGGCAAGGGCTACCGCGTCAAGACTTACGAGAAGGCCTTGGTCGAGCCAATCCGGGGAATTGTGCTCTTCGACGACGCCGGCGACACCCCCCCAATCCTCGATCTCTTCCTTCTGCTACAGCCGTGCACCCACGTTTACTTCACGGGTGACAGCGCACAGCGCACCTCCGCCCTGTCGTACATGTGCGCCGGTTCTGGCGGTTCCCGCTCGCCGCTCAACCTCATGCTCCGCGGTGCTGGTGTTTACCTGGACGAAGGCCGCCGCCTTGCGATGGGCACTTCTGCCTCCCTAGGCCTCCGAACCCTCAGCACCCGTGCCGGCTCGTTCCACTTCGGCAACATCCAACGCGGCCCGGTCCTCGTCGGTACTCCCGGCCAGGCGGCGCTCTACTCCTCCCTTGGGCGGCAGGCCGTCGCGATCGAATCTTGTCAAGGCTTGGACTTCCACGGGCCGTACACTATCCACCTGGGCCCCCAGGCGATCCACTACTCGGACGCCATCGTTTTCACCATCCTCACCCGGGGCGACTCTGACATCTACATCGTGCACGACCAGGGAAAGTTTGCGAACCTCCGCCGCGCTTTCTCCCCCGTCATGCGGGCCCTGGCGGACTTCGCCCTCACTGGCTCGGACGTTGGCCTCCGCACCGCGGTCCGGAATCACCGCATGCGCACGCTCCCCCCCCACCTTCTGGACCCCCTGCGCTACCCCGGCTCGCCCATCCCTCCACTTGACGAGGTGCTCCCTGACCCCACGCTCGCGGGGTGCGGCAGCGTCCAGGACTATGTCCTGGCGCGCCTCGCTGCGATCCGCCCCGCCTCGAACCACCAGCCTGACTTTCTTGGCGAGTGGTATTATGGAAGGGGCGATTTCAGCGACGCGACCTTCGAGTCGGCCATGGCCATCGCCCCCCACTTCGCTACGGTCCATGAAGAGTTCCGTTTCGCCTCCATCGCCCCGCCTGTCCGTCCACCCCCCCCCCCCCCGCGCGCTCCCGAAGACGTCCCCCACCTCCTGGTCCGGGACCTGGATTTCGTGCCCACCCATTCCCTGTTCACGAACCCAGAAGCTGTGTCTGAGCTCGTCGGCGGGGTGTGCCCAGAGGCCAAGCTTGATGGCCGCGAGCGCGTCTTGAAGTGGGGCACGACCGCCCAGGTCAACACCGCGGACCTGGCTACCGGCGTTTTTCTCCGTCACCGCCGCCTCGACCGAGTCACCGAAGCCAGGACCTACAAGGAACGCTATGTCCCCTGCCCATCCCGCCTCAGCTTGACGTACATGGGTGCCGGACAGGCCCTCTTCGATGCTTTCATCCGGGTGTACAACCCCGCCCGCGTACCTTGGAACCCAGAGGTACATGAGCAGTGCGTGGTCGAGGACCTCGCAGCCTTGACTGCCAAAGGACTCAAGGCCCTCGTCAACACTTCCTACCGTTTTGAGCCTTCCCTCGACATCCAGAAAGCCGAGGTCTTCCTCAAGGCCCAAGATGTCACCAAGTTGGGCTCCCAGTTCCGCCAGGCCAAGAAAGGCCAGATGGTGACGGGCTTCTGCGCCGTGGTGAATGCTCGGTTCGGCCCGATGACCCGGATGCTCTATGCCATGCTCCGGATGAGCATGCCCCCGGAGATCTTGCTGCTGAACGGCCTCACCCTCGACGAGCTTGAGAACTGGTTCGCTGCGCACTGGGACTTCTCTCGCCCAGCTTTCGACGACGACATTGAGGGCTTTGACGGCGGCCAGAATGAGGACTTCTCTCATTTCCAGACCCTCGTCGCGCACTTCTACAGCGTTCCCCCGCCCATGTGGGCCGAATACCAGCGCTTCACCGCCCACATCCTCGTCCTCGGGAAACGCTCGCGCTTCTGGATCCCCTCCGGCCTGAAGCCGACCTGGCTGTTCAACACGATTGATAACATGGCCAACCAGGCCCTGAAGTACGACCTCACGCCGCACCCCCCCTGGACCGGTTGCTCTGCCGGGCGCTCGCGCGGCGTCGCGCGCGGCTTCTCCGGCGATGATGCGACCCACAACGAGGTCGTCGTTATCCGCCCGCAGTACCTCCGCCTGGACCACCGCTTCCGGCTCCGGAGCACTGGCGGCCAGGAACTCGTGCCGCATTTCTGCGGCGTCATCGCCTCACCTGCCGGCATCTACGCCGACCCCAAGCTCCTCCTCCTCCGCGTCCTCTACAAACTTCGCGCCGGGAAGCTACCCGCCTCTATCCTCGGGTATGCTGAGCACTGCTACCGCCTTCACCGGAACCTTGAACTCCAGGCTCGCTACTTGACGACCCCCGAGCTCGCCGCACACGCCAAGACCTGGCGCGTGCTCCGGAAAGGCCTCCTCCGCTACGGCATCCCGCTCACTTACGGCTATTTCCTGAAGAACGTTCGACACACCTTCTCGCTCGATACGCCCAAAGTGCAGGATAACCCCGACACCCACAAACATGGATCCCTCGGCGACGACTCCTCCCAACAACCCGCCCCCCGCGGCTTCTGGGCGCGCCTCTGGTGCTGGCTCTTCGGCCGCACCTAGCACGCCTGCCCGCACGGGACAGAACCGCAGCGCGACCACCTCGGCCCGCGCTGCCGGAGGTCGTGCCGGGCCCTCGTCCAGCCCCAGCGTCTCGGACGCGAACCGACCTTCACCTACCCCCACGAATGCCCCCGCCCCCCCGGGGCCCCGCACAGCGGCCGCGGACCCAACCCCGCGGCCCCCCGCCCCCCCCCCCCCCACACCGGAAGAGCGTCGGGGGGGGGC